TCTCAAGAGTCATACTAGATTGTTCAAACACTGACCAATGATTATGTTTGATACAGTATTTTAATAGTCCAGCGAACTTTTCATTGTCCTGATTGGCAGGGTTGGAAACTCTGGCAATGTGTGCCATTGTTTTCTCTGCGTCAGGTGTAACTGTTACTAACTTTACGTCCATTACATTTCTTCTTGATCTGCATAGGTGACACGGTGTTCACCACCGTTAACGTAAGCAGTAGGATCAGAATAAACTTCTGCTTCTAACTCCTCGATAACAGTTTTCAAATTCTTAATGATTAGTTTTAGATGGTTTTTGTCCATATCAAATAAAATAATTAAAGTTGATTACTACTCTTCGGGAAGTATCCGTAGTGGTTACTGCCCTATGTTTTTCGTTAGAGTCAAAAATGATAAGTCTATTTTCAACACTATTAACTTTCATACCATTGCTTTCAAACTCAGTATAACCGTTATTAGTATTTACATAATATATGGCCGTGATGCAATTGTCAACATCCGAATGATATGCACTCTCTACATGTTCTGGTGTTTTCATGTTTAGATTAGCCTTACACCTAACAATAGATACAGGATCTAATTTTTTCCATACTGGACTCAATTCATTGAAAAATGGACTTGCTGGTGCATAATTTGTATATAAAACATGTACAAATTGAAAGTCACCATCGCCAGGCAAAACTACGCCATTACAACAATTCCAAGCAATCTTAATACTTAAAAAGAGTTCTTGAATTTTCTTGAACTCTTCTTCAGCTAAAAAATTATCAATTAATTCATAATTCATCTTGTGCTTGTTCTGCCTCTTCCAGTAGTTTAGACACAAATTTCTCTGTGCCATCCATCATTTTAACTTGAAACAGATTGGATTTCATATATCTCTTCGTCTTCTTATATTTCTTGATGAGTTTCTTATACTCTCCCAAGTTCATTTGTACTTTTCCTTCTTCAGCCATTCAACATGTCCCCCTCAAAGTTCATCATGGCAAGTAAGGTATCATAAGGAATCCATGCGGGCTCTTCATCCTCGAACTGTACTTCTACTTCTTTGATATTTTTCTGTAAGAATCTACTGTATGAGGTTCTTACATTCTTCACAACACTCATAGGATTAATCATTTACGTTTTCTCTGAGATGGTTTAGATGAACTTTCTTTCTTTGGTTCTTCTGGATTCCAAAGTTTAGGATTTAAAATACCAGCAGTTTGTTTCCAACCTTTCAGGCCTGTTTTGTACTTGTCATAGTAGTAATCAAACATTTCTACCTGTTTTTGACACAAAGTTATATCATAGAAGACTTTATCTTCCCCATTTTCCTTATCAACATACTCAATAAGATATGCCGTATACGGCAATTTCTTACTTTCTGCTAATTTAGGATCACATTTTTCATGAAGTACTTTAATCATTAGGATCTATTTCCCCAAGTAATTTCTGGATAAGCTTCTGCCACTAATTCCTTAGTGATATTATATTTTGTGTTTAGTGCCTTGTCTTTCACAAGAACAAGGATCTCAGCCTCTGGTTGTGGTAGAGTCTCAAGTATATTAATGAAGAGACTTTCTCTTTTGATCTTATTCATTGCATCATCACCACCTTTTACAAAGCGATAAAACTGTCTTGCAGTATTACGAATAGTTGATCTTTGTGGAAGTCCTTTATCTACACTTGCCTGTACATCACTCTCTACAGGTTGATATGGAACATTACCCTCTGGTAACATAGAAATCACAGACTCATCAAAATTCCAAATCATAGTCATTTTAAAAGAGTCTTCCCCATGAGTTCGGAGAATCTCTAACTTTTTCGCTTTTACTCTCTCAGAATCTACTGCTTCTAAGATTTCATGAACCATAGGATTAGGTGGCAGTGTCTTTTTCTTTACTGTTACTGTCCTTGGTTTTGTTGAAGTTTTACGAGTAGAAGTCTTTTTCCTAGTTGTGGATCTAGTCTTCGTCGTCGTCTTCTTCGCTGTTGTCATTTTCAAACCTCACGGCTACTATTTCATCGGGAATGAGATTCCCATTTTCATCATACATTTCGGGATGACTAAATGCCACACCTTGATTTTGTAAATTGATGTAATTGTTTTGTTGGGCTAACCAGCCAATTATACCACCTAATATCAAAAATGTAAAGCATAGTATACTAAACATTACAAGAAGTACAGTTGTTTCCATTTTGACCTCCGAGGCTAATTACTGGTTTTCTTTTGTATATCCAACGATAGTCTAAACTCTCTACCAAATAGACTTAGTTTTATATCGAAGAACTTCGGTTTGTTTTTGGGTTTGGGTCGCTTCTCTCCTTTGAGTATAAGTTCTACGCCCTTATTTATGTCCATGTCAGATGGAATCATTAGAATATACCCTGTGTTCTTTTAGATATTTTAAGGTTTGGTTTGCATTGCCTATGTGCTTACCATCCATGACTACCTGTGGTAGATCAAGAGTGTCTGGAAACTTCTCTTGAAACTCTTCTGTGGTGTAATCCGTATCCAGTTTTTTGTAGACATAGGGCGTTCCTAACATCTCAAAAACTGTCTTCACCTTATAGCATAAGGGACATTCATCTTTTCCGTATATTGTAAACATAGTTAATAATGAATTACTTCTACTTTTTTCCACTCGAAATCAAAAACTAATAGGGCTCCGAGTGTTTCTTCATTAAAGCATACTGTAAAATATGTAGACAACTTTCTACCATCAAGGCCTCTGTTTGGAGTGTCACCTACAAAAAGAACCCGACCTTCTAGTGGTAAACCTCCTAAAACTTCGGGTATTCTAACTATCGAACCCTTACGGATTGCAACAGTTTTCTCTGTATTCAAGAAAACTTTCTTCGATTCCGATTGTATCTGTTTTCCCTTGAGATACCCAGATATGGCAGAATTCGTAGAGTTGTCGGACATTTTCGATAGTGTTGAATTTTTTTAAAGAAAGAAATGCTTGTTGACGCATGAACATACGTTCATCACTGTATCGTGTGTCATTCTTCATCTCTTTCTTTTTCCATCCTATCAATAGCAGTGCTCATTTTATCAAACAAATTATCTGTTGCTTGAATGTTATCCAAGTGAGCGATTATACTACCAAGTTCCCTTACAATATAAGGTTTCTCTACTCTTGCTGCAAACGCAAGTGCATCACGAAGATGAACTTCTGCTTTCTTGAGACTTTCTGAGGTTTGTTCTGATAGTGCCATTAGTCTTTCTTAATAGAGTTCCAATCGTCTTGGAATAATTGCAATCCCTTGTCGGTTAGAATGTGATTATACATTTTATGGAAAATTGCAGGGGGCATAGTAACAACATCTGCTCCTACCTTATAACACTCTGCAACGTCTTTGACATTTCTAAGTGATGCAGCAAGAACCTGAGTTCTTGACATATGTTCTCTATATAGATTCGATATATCTTTCACTAAATTCAAACCATCAAATGAATTATCATCAACTCTTCCTACAAATGGTGAAATATATGTAGCTCCTGCCTTTGCTGCTAATATTGCCTGTGCAACTGAGAAACATAGTGTTACGTTTACTGTAAATCCATCAGTTGTCAGTAATTTACATGCTTTCAATCCTTCTACTGTCAATGGCACTTTGATAGTTACATTCTCCATGTCTTTGAAAGCGTATGCCTGTTCTACCATATCAAGAGCCTTATCTGCAACTACCTCTGCTGATATAGATTCAAAGAATGGGAACTCTCCAGATATTTTCTTTATTGTCTCTACTGGATCTCCACCACTCTTCAATATTAGTGATGGATTAGTTGTTACACCGTCAATAAGACCTGATTCGTTTGCTTTTGCAATGTCTTCAAATACGGCAGTGTCAAGAAAGATTTTCATTGTTTGGTTTTTTGTTCGCTTTTCTAATAAGTTTGGCGTAGAGTACGTCTTCTCTAGTATAGAGGCTGGGATTGGACTTTGCAACTTTTATTAACCTCTTTGCTACTTTTCTTTGGGATTCAACACACATTTATCGGTTTTTCGTATCATTACTTTACTATTTAGCACAGGAGATAAGTAAAAATACGCACTGGACTCAGAAGGAAAAGATTTTCTTAACTTTCTGACCATGAGGAGTTGTTTATCAAGCAGACTCATTTAGTCTTTGCTTGTATCAGTTTTTCAGTTTCTATCTCATCACTCTCATCTGCATTTGTATGATGAGTCACTTCCTTTAATGTTTTCAGATACTCTATAACATGCTCTCTAATCTCCATAAGTTCATCGAAACAACCCTGATTATGAGCGCAACCACGGAGGTCGGGATCTGGTTTGTAAACCGATTCAGTAAAGAGATCGAGTGCTCTTTGGTACTTTACAGAGTTTGATTCTTCTGTTCTTATTGAGTTTTGATCGTGCATGGCTATTTTATAGGAGGGGCGGAAGGTTTCTCAGTACAGAATTTATCCGCACCTGTAACAATTTGAATCTGTTCCATATTCATCCATTGTTTTGTCATTTCTTCATTGAGAAAGGCAATTTTCTTGTTCTGCAATTCTGTTTGTTCCAAAAGATATGCAATAGTATGAGCAAGAGTCTGTCTATTACCTTTACTATCTTTTAAGTAGATAGAGTATGAAGTGCGAAATTTACGAACTAAGTGTATTCTTAATATAACATAAAGAATGAAATTCGTAAAGAGTATCCAAAAAATAGTCATGATTTAGATTTGATAGATCTCCATGTAAATTGGAGAAGGCCTTTAATGGTTGATATCAGAGGGAATTTCTTTTTTGATCCTATTTCATCAAATACATCCATATTCAACTTGAAAGCATAATTTGCTTCATTGATGATTAATTCACCATCAGACCAAGTAATAGGAAGATTGTCTAAAGCTGTTCTATATCTGTTTTTAAAGTTGCCTGGATTGGATATTCCTTCAAATTCATAGAAAGCAAGTCCTTCTCCATTCAGATTCATTGATTTATTTGCAATATTCTTCAATATTTGACCACCAGACAAGTCACCAAGATAACGTGTATAATGATGTCCTACCAAGAACTTAGCATTGATCTTTTTGACTCTCTTGACGTAATTTTTACAGGCATCTGTAGGAGAAATAGTGTTTCTCCAGTTTTCTCCCCAATAAAACTCACAATCCTTTTCGAGAGCAGGCACACGTTTGAGTTCATCAAACGCTATGGGTGCAATAAAAGGATCATCTTTGAATTTCTCTACTTGTTCCTCAAGAGCGGTGTATATAAAGTAAAAATCTGCAATAAGTTGTTTATAACTGTCTTTACTTACCACACCA